TCATCTGCTGAAACATTGCCCAGGGACCATATGATTGCAAAGATAAGAAAGATACACACGGCTGTGACACCGACTATATGCCCTATAATACTAGCTGTTCTTTTTAGTATCTTTACGATCTGCTGCTTCACGTAACTCTATCACCGTATCTAGTTTCTGTTGCAAGCGTATGATGTCATTGTCTAACATCCGTATTCTGTCAATCAAACCAATCAGGGTCACCATCGTTTCCCCTAACTTTACCTTGATCTCATTCGTTATAAAACCCCATATGAAATAAATCATATAGAGCAAGCCGACTGTGGCAACAATCGGGAACCCATACTCATTAATTAGTTGAGCAATATCCATTAGTCGCGCCTTGCGTCTTCTTTTCCATCGGCTCTTGAAATGCGGTCTAAGTCCGGGCGTAATCCAACCACGCTACACATCGTGCAGTCCATTCTCACCATATCATGGTTCATGGTCTTTACCCGGTTGTCCAAGTTGCTCACAATATTATGAATGGCATCCACTTCGCCCACCACGGATTGTAAGATGTACTTTATCGTAAGAAAGATAAAGAAACCACCTATCAATGACATCGCTATCGGAAACCCTACTTCAGCTATTAGTGTAAATGCTTCGTTCATCAGTAATAATTCCGTATATCCGTTAAGTATTCTCTAGGCTCGTCTTCTTCATCACTCGTTAACTGTAAAAAACCGCCCTTTCTATACCGAATAAGGGCCATGGACATTGAATCACAGTAATCGTCATTGTCTCCGTGCGGAAATGCCGCACATTCATCAATCACTTCCTCTGAAAATGACTTATCCGGCGCCCAAACCATGCCTGATTCAAATATTGGCGCCACCATATGCATCCTGGTGTGCTTATCACGGCCCTTGGACGGTGTATAATTGATCACCGGTATCCCAATAGCACGTAATTCGTCCGTTAACGGTGTTCCAGTGGCCTTGGCCTCAATAATCACCATGTCAGGCTCCCAATATTTGTACTCATCGAGCGCTTTTGCCTTCAATTCCGGGAAATCCCACCGCCCACGCTGGGCATCAAGCAATATCAGGTGCTCGGCCTCACCTTCCAACGGTCTAAACACCCCCCAAGTCGTGATCGCGCTGTAATCCGCCGTTTCTTTCTTCGAGAACGCCGTATCATACGACTGCATCACGTAACTTAACTGCGGAATGTCCTCTTTGTCCCAAACATTCCACCATTCCTTCTTTATGATCGCCCCTTCTTCGGCCACCGGGTTCTGCTGCCACTGCGCGTTCCATTTGGCCAGGGACAATGACGCCTTAACCCGCAATAACTCGTCTTTTTTCCAGAACTCTGGCCACAACACGTTGTCACTCGGCAATATCGCTGGAAATTCTATGATGTCCCACTGATCAGACATCACATCCTGACTCTGTGCCTTGATCAACTTGCCCGTCAAATCCTTCAATGACCATCGTGTCATGACAATCACTATCGAACCGCCCGGTTGTAACCGCTGCCTCGGTCCAGAGGTGTACCACTCATACGCACTTTCCATCGCCGTATCCGATAACGCATCTTGCTCCGAATGCGGGTCGTCAATAATCAATAAGTCTGCACCACGACCAGTAATCGCACCGCCGACACCCGCTGCATAGTACTCCCCACCTTGAGATGTGTCCCACCGACCAGCGGCCTTTGAATCTGCCTTCAATTGAACTTCAGGAAAAATATCCTTGTACACCTCAAGCTCCATCAAGTTTCTGACCTTACGCCCAAAACGTACCGCTAACTCGCCCGTGTGCGTGGTTTGAATAATCTTTAACTTAGGGTTCTTGCCAATCAACCAGGCCGGTAACAAATAACTGGCAAACTCTGACTTGGAATGCCTCGGTGGCATATTGACAATGATCCGTGAACCAGGGTTCACCGCCAACCGTTCAAACTGCTTCGCTATCTTCTTATGATGCGCGCCCAATATAAACCCTTCATAACAATGGTTTACAAACGCTAGAAAATTATCTCTGGCAATGGCTCGAACATCAAGTCGGCGCTTCGCTTCTTCTAACGCAAGGACTTCACGGATGACTTCTTCTGGAGCTTGTAACATCAAACAAAGATACCATGTAATGTGGCGGAAATGAATTTATTTTTTGTAAAAATTTTTGGGCAAAATCGTTTTTTTAAAGACCGGGGGGGAGGGGTCTATTGGGGAGGGACCAGGGTCCAATGACAATTACAACGAATTATATTTGCCAAACACTATCTAGCTTACTCATGTATAGCGACGCGGCGCCGTGCGCCCCGATTCGGTGTCGCGACAGCGACAACCTTGATCGACCGAGCCCCTAAGTACCTAAGCCCAACGCCCGACCATAAAAAAAGGCAACCCGAAGGTTGCCTTAGTTCGTGAACCCGAAACGCTATTCACATAGGTCTACATCGATGCTTATATTGTCCCCCCTTTCATCGGTTATATCCTGCCAATCAACCTGCCAATCTTCATAACCATTAGTCATTCTAGCCTTATCTTCGGCATGCTCTTCATCAACGGCATCGACATAGCACGAATATTTTCTAGTCTCTGTCTTAGTAACAAGCCACGTTGGCTCATACTCATCTACATCTAATACAAAGTCTTGCATATGATCCATAGCATGTTCCTTAGCCATCTCTTGGGCTTTTTCGAGACTTTCGGCTTCAATAGGATAATGATTAGTATATCCACCAGTTACCTTAATATAAAAAGTTTTCATACTGTTTCCCCCCTATAATCCCATGATAGTTTGATTGATCTAGCCACGATCCAATTATAGTACTTTGACTGATTCGGCAATATTGCCCACTTCACCTTCTTAATATCACTTAGTATCTGAAAAGGTAGCTTGTCATATAGTGGATATTTAGAGCCTAATATTTCTGTAACACTATTCTTGGTTAGAACAAGAAGATTATCCATGAACTCTTGTTGTTCTTCTTCGTTTAATTGTCCGTATGTTTTCATAAACATTTCCTTTTTGTTGTTGACAGTTATATTATATGCCATGTATCATGGAACTGTCAACAATATATAAAGGTAAATGTTATGGAAAAGAAAACAACGATAATGTGGGAAAAATATTACGAAGACTTACCAATTCCTGATTATTGGGAAAACGTATCTTATGGTAATGATGAGCTGCCTAGTTTTTCATGCAATGGTTATCAGATATGGATTAATCACCCAACATTAGAAGGTAGACAAGAAAACTATCTTGGGATCGGTCATAAAGATTTATCTAAATATGAAGATTGGAGATTTTTTGTCACTTATCAATTTGATTATGGTGAGGTTACAAATGATTTATTATATACCATGCTTTTTAATGAGGTAGTCAATTTTGTTAACAAACCAGATATGTATGCCATTAAACAATTATTGGATTACCACACCAATTACAATCTAAATATTGAAGAATGGCAAGATTACGAGGTTAGAAAATTCATCCAAGATCTATTAGATGGGAAAACAGAATATTTTTTAAACGATGATTTCCCTAAAGAAGTTCTTATCACCTTTTTAAGGGAGCAAGGATAATGAAATACGTAATTAAAGAAATTTGTGACAATGGCAAAAGAGACGAAGATCCTTGGTATCATCGTTATGCTTGTTATTCAAACAAGCAGAGAATTGTTTACAACGATCTTGAAAAAGCAACTCGTGATGCAGAGTCTACAGTAAACAAGCCACATAATGGTGTAATAGGTTATTCAATTTATAAAGTGAAATAGCGAGCGAGCGGCCTTCGGGTCGCTTTTTCTTGAATCCAGGACAATTTGACCTGGTCCGGGCAAATTTGAGCTCGTGTAATCACTTCTAATCCATTTATATCAACAGGCTCTATAGCTACTATCCCCGAATCCCGGCCCGAATCCCGACCCGACCCGACCCGACCCGAATACAGGACAAAAAAAACCGGCCCGAATGGGGCCGGCTGGTGGTCCGGGAAAATGTTAAAAAGCCCGGACCCGAAAAGCGCGCCTAGTGTCAACAACACGCGCCAATCTTTATGATAAGTTAATGCTCGATAATTGCTACCGATTTTTTGCTCTTGCTCGTGGTCCCCATGCATAGGCTACACTTAGCGCATGATGAAATGCGGCCGGCTTCCTTCGATGCCGGGCAAGCAATTTCATTAGGTAACAATGTTGATTTTTCCGCACGTACCCTAAAAGTACGGAAACCGGCTGCTTGATAATCTAGCGCTTGTTGTTTCGTATCGGCGCTGGCCATTACATACTTGGACCATTCTTTATTAGCGCGCTTTACTTGGTGAGTGTAGCCGGTAAATGATTCGGCCGCATTTATTAACGGCTTGAATACTTCACTTGGTACAGCGAGCGGATCACCATAAGATCCAATTCGTAATTTTCTAGTTCGCTTATGGTTGCGAATCATATCGGCGACTTGCGCTGGCGCTACTTTTTCGTAGCGGTCATATTTATAAGCGCGCCACAGACTAGTTACGGCCTTACCTAGTTGGACATAGCAAGTGTTATCATTAATTGGACGCCTAGGACAATCACCACAGATTGAAACATCAAGGCTCATTTTAGCGGCTTCTACCGGATGTATATCTCTAACCAATATCCATATTTGAAACATGTCGCCAGTTTTATCATTCTTAGATCTAGTTTTAAAACCGGATATTAAAACGACAATGTCCTTGCCGTCTAACATTGATGGACCTTCATATATAATAAACGTATTCTTATTAAACATTTTTATATCCTTTAACATTTAAGAAGTGATCATTATATAGAACATCATATCCCATGTAAAGTATTAATTAAATATTGTAATATGGTATTACATGGTTTATTATAGTATCTCATTAAATAAATGTTAGGTTAGAATTATGAAAAAAATATATATAGCTCAAATGCCGGATATTGATGGTTACGGCTTACGAGTAATTAGCGCAAACAAAAAAACAGCGTTAAAAGAATTAGAAAAAGGTTTCAACAAGTGGACCAAAGATCAGCCATACTATAATTTTAAAGATTTTGATGGCGCCATGAAATGGTTTAGCGGTAGCGTAACCGGATACACACTAGACAAGTGTGAAAATGGTTGGTTGTTATGAACGATAAACAATTTTTAAGCTTTATAAAAGACACATTAATTTCGGATGTAAGAGAGTCCGGGCAAGAACAAACTGCCGAGGATATAGCTAGACTTCTGAAGCTTTTTCAGACTGTTTTAGATAGCTTTCATTATCTGTCTCGTGAGGTCGAGGAGGATTTGGTTGATCTTCAGGAAGACTCGGTGTGTAGTCGTCAATGGATGATAATTGAATCTGCCAATTCCATTCGACTTCTTAGAAGTCTTGGTGTGCCCTACCAAGAGCTAAAGGTTAGTCGTGAACATCTCTCTTGGATCGTAAATAAATCTGTATTGTATGCCGGTTACCCTTGTGCTGAAGATATAGATAAAGAAGTGCTGTCCAAAGCTAAACTTATTTTAGCGGAGGATGACAAAAGAAAATGAAAACAGCCGGGGTCCCTACAAAAACCCCGGCTTTCGTGACGTAATGCCGGGCCGCCAGGGTATGCGGTCCAACGATCTCAGTGTAAGACATCTCTAACCATTCGGCAAGACCCGACCCGACCCGAATTACCCCGAACCCGAATCCCGACCCGACCCGACCCCGACCCATGATCCCTCAACCATTAACTCCCGAACCCGACCCCGAGCTATGTCATGCATAACAGTGATTAAATCCCCGAATCCCGAACCCGACCATAGACATTCGACCACAGGACCCTGGCCATTGGACTTCAGACCGTGGATCATGAGGTTTTTACCTTGGTCCCCGTCAAATAAATATAGGTTCGGGCTCTTGAGGGGGCTGACTAAGTAGAAATTAATCCCACCCGCACGATGATGTGCGTAATTCCAAGCATGCTGGAACGCAGACACCTTAACTGCGTTAGTTTTCGTTATTTTTAATTCTACCCAAAATGAGATGCCCTCGGCACACAGGTATAGGTCTGGAACGCCACCCCCTGTCCTGTTTTCAATCCGCTGATGCTGCCAGTGGCTCGGTATCGATTGGCGTAGGTTCGTCCAAAGTAAGGCTTCTGGCTGGCTCATCATCAATCTCCTCATATTTGCCTTCAATAAAGGCTTCCGGGTGACTGTTTCTTAGTTCTGACAATCGCTCTTCGACGGCTTCTCGCGACAGCCCTTCGATTGAATGCAGATGGTTCTGTTCTCGCCTATCAATGGTTAGCCCACCCAAAGCTGAACGTATTTTTTCGGCATTTACTGCCGCTGAAAACTGCGAGGCTTCTTCAGCACCCCTGGACAACCTATCGAATCTCTCCATCTGGCCAATAAGTGTGACTCCAAAACGTCGCTCTCGGTCTTCTCGAAGCTCGTTAATGTATTCAATCAAGTGTGGAAAGCGTTCACCCTTCAGCAAAACGCTTGCTTGGACATTCGCAGAGTCTGCTGCATAGCCGGCTTGCCGGGCGCATTCAGCATTGGAATGTCTTCCGTCTACAAATATTCTTGCAAACTCTTTTTGGCGCTGCGTTAGTTTTCTTCCAGATGCTTCTTCAATCTCACGAGCTCTTGATTCAATAGTCTTTCGAGTAACCAATTCTTCCCTCCAGGCAAATGTTCTATAATAGGGGTCAATATATATTTTTGCTTCTAAAAAAACAATCTTATGCGCGCGGTGGTCGGAAACCTGCTATTTGTCTCACTTTCTTGGGACGGCAGACCCCCTTTGGGACGAGCGTTTGGGACGAGGTCCCTGGTCCAAGAACCCTGCTACATGTACCTTTACCCATAAAAAAACCCTAACCGTCCCACTTTCTCACTTTTTTACCTCCAAAAATAAAAAAACAAACACTAAAAATATATTCTGCCCCCCTATATAGACAAACAGATGTTTGCACATCTCCCATGTATGATATACAATGATTCTACAGCATTAAAACAAGAAAGGAGAAAGTAATGCAAATCATCAACTCAACAGACATCAACGTCAACGGTACTTCAAAGCAAAGCACCTTCCGAGCCACGTACTGGGAGCTCATCGAAGCTTTCGGTCAACCAACCTACCGTGGTCCAGAGTACCTAGACGACAAACTCAACGTCGAATGGGTACTGCAAGTGGACGGTGAGCCGGCAACAATTTACGATTGGAAATCTAGCATCGCGCCAGAAGACAATAGCACCTGGAACATTGGCGGCTTCACACATGCTGCCGCATGGAAAATCATAGATATTCTCAACAAAAAAGAGGTGGCATAATGAGCAGATTAGCACATTCAAACCCATACTTTGATGATGTACTGACAGACATCGATATTCAATTAGGTGTAATTTTTAAAGGAAGCACGAAGATGGTAGAAGAAACTTATTTGGACCAGCTCGAAAACACGCAAGCCATTTACCATGAGTGGGAAGACATTCCATGGATGCGTATGGTGAAGCTTTGCATGACGAAAGCATTTGAAACCGGTGCAACATGGGATGCGTTTTTGCACGGTGAAGACTCCTTAATAATCGAAAAGCTTTTAGCAGCTTTTGTAAGTGGTGATAGCGACACTAAAAAACTCCTGAATAATCTACAGGCCAATGTCGTAGATTTTTACGACGAGGAAGTGCGCGAAGACTTTTTGAATCTATGAGCATTAAGTCTTTGAAGCTGAAATCTAAAATCATCCAATGGCCCTTGGGCGATGGTGCAACGCCATTGTTCCAGGGTGTCATCTACAACCAAGAAATAGAGAAGGAACTGGAAACACTCATTGCCAGCTTGCAGGGCGAGGACATCACCCCGGAAGAATTCATCGAGCAGCACCTGTTCTTGGTGATGTCTCAAACTGGCGAGAGCCACGAAGAAGCAAAAGAGAACCTTTCATCTCTGTTAAGAAGAATTGCAAATCAATTGAGGAAAAGACTATGAACCACAAAGACTATACAATGTTCAGCGAAGCTTTGGTTAACGAAGAACTGCAAATATGCACCTGGCAGCTCCATGAGCTCGTGCTGCTGTTCGAGAAGAACGACCCGGACTTCCAACGAGATAAGTTCTTCAAAGAACTGTTCCGTGGTCCAAAGAAGAAGCCTAACTTAACGGTGGTAATATAATGTGGATAATTCCAAAAAATTTCTCCGGCACTTATCCCTCTGTTCAGGGTACTCAGGAATTGGGCTTGGACTCAAACGAGTTCTGCCAGCTCTGCGAGAAATCGCTCATGTGGAAATCGAAGGCTACGCAGTCCAAAACCTGGTTAACAAGATGGAACAAGGACACTTACCTCCAGCACCTGTCTACACAGACCTTAAAACCTTTCCATTCGCAGACTTTCGTGGATGCGTGGACGTCCTATCTGGCGGCTTTCCCTGTCAGCCCTTTAGCCAAGCCGGGGCGAGAAGAAGCACCGAAGACCCACGCCATCTCTTCCCCTACATTGCCGATGGAATCGACGCCTGTGCAGCAAGATATGTTTTCCTCGAAAACGTTGAAGGAATCATCTCCTCCAAAACCGCTGACGGGGAGAGTGTTCTCCGATATGTCCTCAGAGAATTGGAACAGTTACATTATACAGCGTCGTTCGGAATATTCAGTGCGTCAGAAACAGGCGCAAGCCATCAGAGAAAGCGAGTATTTATCCTTGCTTCAAGAGATGGAGAGTCCCTCGATGACTTGCTCACCGGACACTCAGAGCCAGAACCCGCCATCTGGCCAGCAAGACCCAACCAACAACAGTTTGAATGGGAAGAACCAAGAGTCCTCTAACTGGCTGACACCTAGAGTCCTTGAGGTTGATGAAAGCTATGAAAATTATCAACAACGCATGGTTAATTCAAAAAATCCCAAAAACATAGGGAAAAAAAGACCGAGTAATTTAACTATGCAGGTAAAATTACAAGATAACTGGCCGACGCCCAGAGCCAGCAACCCTGGAAGTCGTCCAAACGGAAAAGGCGGCAAAATACTTGCCGAAGAGGTTCGAAAAATGGCAGAAAAGCGGTCTGGCAAATTAAATCCTGATTGGTGCGAGCAATTGATGGGGCTGCCTGTTGGCTGGACAAAAATAGACGATGCTGATGATCGCATTTCGCGATTGATGGCTATTGGCAATGGTGTGGTGCCACAAACTGCGGCATTAGCCTGGGAAACTCTGAGTGAAAAGATTAAACAATAAGAAGGAAATCACATGAATATTATTGAAATTTGTTTTGGAGCAGCCGTCGTTTACGGTTTGTATCGACTCTGGAAACAGCTGTCTAAGAAAGACGACATATTGCCTGAGATACCATTAAAAAAAGTGACACCGATCAAAAAGAAGACGGTACGCAAGAAAAAACAGTGAAACGAATAGCCTTTATTCTTTTTTGTTTTTGCTCTGTAGCGGCAGCTCAGACGAATACCATATCCTCGACTTTGGCATCGTCGACCACCATTGATCGCACTGTGTCCACCGCATCGGCTCCTAATATTATCAGTTCGATACAGGATACTTGCGCTGTGGGTGCCTCGGTGGGCGTGCAAGGAACTTTTCTGGGGTTTGCTGCAGCTAAGACCTTCGAAGATGAAAACTGCAAATTGATAAAGCTGTCACGTCAGCTGTACATGATGAACATGAAAGTTGCAGCGATTTCTGTCTTGTGTACTGATCCGACTGTCTTTAAAAGCATGCTGCATGCGGGGACGCCTTGTCCTTACCAGGGGCTTATCGGCGACGCTGCTAAAACTAAATGGGAAGAAAACCCACACGAGAGGCCAGATTGGAAAGAGTTGAGAAAGACAAAGCATTATGAAAATGGCCGATGGCAGCGTATCAACGGCGAAGTGAAATATGTTTACGACTAGCGTTTTACTTTTGCTTTCAAGCATTGTCTTGGCTGATGACAACGCGACTTGCACTAGCCTAGCGAATTGCAATGTTGAAACAATCACAACGCAAAGCACCAGCCCAGGTAAAACAGAAAATTTAGTGCCAGGCATATCGACTTGGAATACATCGGGTGATGCGACCTCGACGACAAATTTTCGTAGTTATTGCGTTACTGGCTCAAATTGCACAGGGTATCAGGGTGGCACGTTTTATAGTGACAAAATTAAACTTAACGACACCATGTCAATTGAAGAAATACAGGCTGGATTTACTCTCGATTATGGCGCGACCGTTCGCAGTCACAGCTCAAATGCGTCCATTCCGTTATGCGCTGATACAAATGGCGACTGCAAAGACAGTTTAACGATTGCTTTAGAATTATTTAATAACAACGAATCGGTCGAAAAATATACGCATGAATTTGTGTTGGACTACGCCGGATTGAAAAACTATGCGTTCAGCCAGGACATTGCGCCAAACACTTATGAAACGATTGATGCGTTGATGTCTCTGACCGGAAAGGACGATGGCTATGGCTCTGGCTTGTGGGGTCCGCAATTCAGCGATGCGTTTGTGATCAGCACATATACTCAAATTGAATACATCAGCTCAGAAATCTATCGGCTCATCGAAAATACGCTAATGGATTCTTACGTTTTAGATGTTACCAACAGTTTAGATGATCGATTGGCCCAGTTATCCACATTAGAAGAAGCTGAAGCCCTGCGCCTGGCAGAGATTGAAGCCGCCAGGTTGGAAGCTGAAAGGCTAGAGCAAATGCGCCTGGCAGAAATTGAAAGATTAAGGCTGGTCGCCCTCGAAGAAGCACGGATAGAAGAAGAACGATTGGCAGCGGTGCAAGCGGTTGCTGATACTCAGG